TGTAGCGTCGTCGGGGTCTAGGGTCTTACCAGTTGCAGCGGTGTTAGAATCCCGCAGTATGAAATCGAGCTGAGGTTTGTCGTCGCCCGAAACTAGGTTGATCGTGTCGTAATAAGCCATTCTTTAACTCCAGTTAGAGGTTATTCTCAGCATCGGCTATGCGGTTATAAGCATAGCTTATTTTATTAAAAAAATCAATCGTTTAGATGTCTCAACGCAGGGATCTGGCCCCAGATAGGTATAGTCCTATTAAATCCATTACCCCTAAAGATAGAATCTATATGTCCGGCTGTTGGGCCCAGTAATCGAGTTGAAGTTTTCCCATTCCAGCCTTGTGCATCCATAGCTGAAAGCCCTATCTCTAGAGCCCCAAAACCTCCGGCTCTACGAGCGATATTCCAAGTATAATCTCCCATGCCTTGTTTGGCTGTCGGATCGCGTTTACCCCAGTATTGGAGGAGCTCACGAAGTTCTAGAGCTAAGCCTGCTAATGGCAGCATGAATAATGCGGCTAAGGCTATAGGTACTGACTTAGCGGGTAAGCCGTCTTGTTGTTTAACGTTATTCCAGATACCTTCGAGCACCGTGTGTTGGTATGCATAAAAGAATGTTTTGAGGTGAGTCAGTAATCCAAATCTAGGATCAGACATGAATACCGGACGCATTGCGTTGTTCGGGTTTACGACTGACTGATCTACAAAAATCCCAATAGCATCTTGAATACGTTGGGCTAACAACGCCGTATTCGGATCCTGATCTAAGTCCACACTCATATCCTCTGAGCGATTCCACACCGGACGGCCTAATTTATCCCATTGATTTACTAAATCTGGGGTTAGTTTAAGCTCTTCTAGAAATTGAGTACTATTCTCGTTCTGCTCGGTTATACCGTGCCGAATAATAAAATCCTCCGCGATAGACGCTGACATTACCCGAGACATATTTGTGAACCACTTCTGCCCGTTGTATAGAAATAGGTTTTTATTGGCTGTTTGCGCCCATGAAGGCGCGGTATCTAGCCCATAAACTTCCAGCATTGCATGGTTTGCTAAGGTATCTTCTAAGAACCCCATTGCCCTGTAACGTTGGTAAGCTTCTTTGCGATTCTTTACGGTACGTGCGTATTGGTGGAGGGCTGCTGAGGCTCCCTGAACGTCCTTAGCGCGTAGAATAGGGCCTGCTAACTCAGGTATAGACGCTACTGCCGTGAACAAGAGAACCATCCAGTTTTCTGCAGCCATTATGTTATTTTGGTACTTTCGTAACTGCGGATCCATATCTATACCCCGCTGTCCTAAGATACCCTGCATTATTGTTTTCACCCGATTACGTGCTGCCTCATCGGGGATTGCTGCGATTTGGTTATTGAGCTTTTTAGCGGCATCGAAATAAGGAGCATCCCGCCCGTTATCGACGACCTCTCCGAATAATCTGCCAAACTCCGCGTGTCTGATCGACTTACGGACTGAACTCATTAGGACAAACTCAGGATCAGGATGTAACCATCCACCTTCAACAAGATCCGCGTTAGGGATCTGCATTAACTTGCCTCGGCTACGAACAGTATTACCTGAAGGGGCGTTCACTACATTTGGATCTAACGAAGTCTGATCTCGTAGGATCGCATTACGGAAGTAGTCAGCGTGTGTTTCGTTCTCTACGAAGTCGTACTGCATTAAGAACTCATTAAACGCCTGCCCTTCTTGTTCTATTTTAGAAGTGTGATACATTCGTGGAAAGTGATTAGATACGCTCTCGAAGAATGGTACATTAGCCTCTAGATATTCGGTGAATTTCCGATGGACTTTGCGTAGTTCGACAGTTTTAGGGTGCACCTCTGCATCGGTTAACTGTTCGTTCTGCATTTCCTTTAGTACTTGAGTTCGTAAGGCTATGGGCATAGATTTCAATACTGCCTCATACGCTCCGCCCCACTGTCTATCGAGCTGAGCAACGGCGACTAACCAAGGACGTTGAGTAGTACTAGTCGTTTGCGGGCGTAACCATAACTTATCAGCGATAGCATCAGCTCCCCATAACCGAAGCTGTTGATCTGCGGATAATAAGGGGTAAAGGACTTTCCTAGAGCCCGAAAGAATCCCATTAATCCTAACTCGTGCTCGATCACGAAACTCTGGAGTTACTGCGTCTACTAATGTTTCACGTAGTCGCTCAGTGAATGAGTCTAACTCTTCTTCTGTAGGATTCGTTGTAGATGTGTCCTCTTCAGTTATAGATACAGAGTCTTGTTCGTAGGCTGAGGGCTGTTCAAAGCCATAGCCGGGCGAGTAGCGTTTAGAAGTAACACCTTGCATATATTCAGAGAATGTTTGGTTCTGCTCAAACCGTTTCGACTTATTCTTATGCATCCGCTCATAAGCCGCTTTTAATCCTGTTTTGATCTCAGTGAATAACTGCTTCACTTTTTTAGCTAAGGATTGCTTCGTATCTGTAGATTCTACGAGGAGACTATGCAAACCCTGCATACTATCGAGATTGCCCGAAGCTGCCCAAGCACTCATCTTGTCAGCGAACCATTCTCGGTAAGCATATGGTTTATCCCAAGAACCCATCTCTGTTTCATAGGCTCTATATAGAGCATCTTGTACTTCTTTCGGGGCTTTATGGAGAGCGTTACGCATAAATGCATGCCCAAACTCATGCCCTAAAGTAATCATCTGTACGGGGGCATCCCACTTGTTATTTATATAGATAACGGCATGGTCTTTAAAATACCAAGTAGTCCCCATCTTATTCTTTTGTGCTAACCGACTAGTCATATCAGCTAGAACATCTTCATCGACCAACGGGTTACGCAGCTTCGCATTCTGTTTAAGGATGCGTCCTATCTGCTGCATCTCTTTATATTCTGGGAGGGCTCTTAACTGCCGTAGGAGCCCGGCTCTTTTACCTCTTGCAGCGCTCTGGTTCTTTTTGTTCTTTGCGTTTTCACTGAGTTCTTTCTGAATATTAAGCCATGCCTCTCCTCTATCCGAGCGAACTAACTCTAACTGTTTATCATTTAGGATAGTTGACAGATCGTCAGGGAGTGCCATTTCACTCTGGTTGACTATATCCTGTAAGCCGTCGTTGTCAATCAGCATGACGTTGAATTTTGAGTTCGTCGCTTTGAGTAGCTGCACTACAGTAGGCCCTAACAGCTTAGCTGTTTTACCAAATGATTTAACGTGCTGCCCTAACATTTTTCCGCCAACACTCGAAAGCACTGATTGCCAAGAACTACCCTGACTTACTGTACTATTAGGATCTGCTTTGTGGCCTCGGTTCCTAAATCCTGAGAGAATAAGGTCGCGCCATTGACGTTCGAACTTATGGTCAGACTGCGACACTTCAGTATCATTGTCTACAGCATCTAGTATAGACTTATCGCCCGTGACGTAATCTTCAGCGCCGCGACCAAACGCTTCATTCTCGCGTTGGACATTGAGCCAGTTGGCTAACTTAGTGGCGTGTTGGTCGAGTTTTAGAGCCTCGTTTTCTAGGCGAGTAGCTTCTTCATTTAAGGCAATTTGTTCCTCTGCATCTTGTAGATTCTCGTCATTCGCCTCCTCCCGGAGAGTAGATGCTTCTGTGTGCAACGCGCTAGTATACTTACGCACCTCAGCTATATCACTGGATGTTTTAACCGCAAGCGCTTTGCGATATTCTCGTTCAATTATATCCAGCTTCTCCTCAAGAGACGCGAGGGTATTGCTTTGTTCAGTAGTCCGTATATCATTTGGTATGGCTGTTATCTCGCCGATCTTTGCTTGAAGATCTTCTATGGCTACTACCCTAGGGTCGTTCTTCGCAATGTTCAGCTCCTGCTGAGTTACCTTATCTAAGGTAAGCATCTGCGTAGCCATCGTTGCGAGATGCATATGGGTTTCTCGTAATGCAGGATTCCCATCGCTTACCCGTTCATTTTTACCTGTTTCGGGATGGAATACGTACTGCGGCGCGAATGACTGTGCCGCGTCTAGCAAGTCGTTTATATGTTTCTTCAGCGCGTAAGACGGATGAGATTCGTCTGGTAATTTCTGACGACCTACAACCGCTCGTGACGATATGACTACATCTTCGTCTGCTGTGCCGTACTGGGCTTCAGCTTTTTTCTCAACCTCTCCGGGTCTATGAGGCCCTAAGTCTGCTAGTCGCTTCGCTTCTTCGCGCGTATACTCCGCACGGGTTATAAGATCCTGCCCATAACCTAAGTTATCCCAGCTACTCAAAGCCGCATCTTTGCGGGCTTGGTCTGTGGTGTTTAGATTAACCTGTTCGGTTATTTCAGGATCAGTGTTTACGTCTTGAACTTCAGATAATTTCTCAAGCTGCTCCTCCAAGAACACCATTGTTATCTTATCATCAGGATCGAGTGGTTGGCCTTCCTCTACAGCCTGATACATCTTGTAATATAGTTTCTCTCGTTCAGCTTTGTACCGCTGACTCAACTCTATAGCTGCATCACCACGCTCGTCTTTGTTAATTTCTTTGTCTCTGAGTTTAGCGTGTAGCGCTGCATCAGGGTATCTGTCTCGGTCTCTAAATTTACTGGATTGGAGATAAGTCGTCTGCTTAAAGAAAGCCTTACGCGCTGATTTTACAGTTGTCGAACGGCGTTTTGATTCTGTTGAGACCCCAGTCTTTTCATCTACATGACTGACCATGGAGTCAACAACTCTATCGCCCGCTTTGGTTTTATAATTCCATATACGGCGATTATCCCAGTTTTCAAGATCGCGCCCTAATAACTCAGCATGTCTGATACCCTCATCACTGAACTTCTCTGGATTACGGCGGATTATTATCTCTAAAGACTGGACTAGCGCTTCATATACATCAGCGGCTGACGGTTGGAGAATGGGCATTTTCTGCCCCCGCTCTTGCGCTAACTTGAGCATCCCTAGTCTTACTAACTCGATAGTGTCGTAGTTCTTACCATCTATATGAACTACTTCAGTATCGCGTTGCTCAGCTTCTAAGCTATTCGCTTTTTTGTTACCACTAACTTGAGCTTTACGTAATAATGCTACTTCGCCAAACCGAACGCCTTGAAAGTTATTAGAATCCGTAGGGTATACAGAAAGGTAATGACTCTTCGGTATCGGGTCGCCTTTGTGGTCTTTAACTAGTTCGCCTTGGCTATCCCTTAATTCTTCAGCGACTTCAATCCCAACGTTATGATCTGGGAATTCTTTCTCTAAAGCCATCAGTTTCGCGTTGAGCGCCCCTGAAGTCTCTCCACGTTTCTCTTTTAATATACGCAGCTCTGTTTCTATCTCCGCTTTTCGTTCTTTCGTGCCTTCAGTAACTGCCCTATAACTGAGTTGAAGCTGCTCCTCTTCAAGAGCCTCTATCTTGTCCTGCCCACTCCAAGCCGCATAAGGCTTGCCTCTATCTTCATGGATCTCGTTCTGTCCTATGATGAGTACTTCGGGGATACTCATTTCAAAACCGCCGCTTTCGAATACATCAAAAGCTCGCCACGTAGTACCCATTACTTTAGAAGTAGAATTGTTTAAGGCTTTATTAACCGCAACTGCGATTAAATCTCCTGCGATAGCATCGTATTTCTCTTTGAGGGCTGTATTATTTCCCTCCTCATCGAAACCAAAAGAAGGCATGTCCTCTGCCTTACTTTGTTTTTTCACGAAGGCTTCTTTCTCTTCCTTCGTTTTCAGAGAACTGTATTCAACAGCAGCTTCGCGTAATTTTTGTACTTTCGAGTACGCCTCAGTAGCCTTAGCTGACATTTCATCTAATGCAGCTTTGCGTCCTTCAGGAGTTGATGCTTTACCCAAAGCCTCAGCACCTTTCTCAAGAGAATCTTTTAGTGCGTCATTAAACTCATTAAACGATTTAGGACTATCTGAATAGGCTTCTTTTACCTTGTCGACAAAACTCTTAATCGTGTCGCCGTAAGCTGTGTGATCTGTGTTCGCATCATCCCTGTGGGTATTGAGCTGTTCGGTAAAGTTACCTATCTCGTTCGATGCATTTACAACTTTTTGGTGGGATTCGTCTAATTTCTTAGCTGCCCAGTCAATACCTTGTCCTACTTTATGAGCACCGTATTGCGTAGCGGCAATAGGCGCAGATCCCCCCAATGCCATGCCGCCACCTGCAGCTGAGCCTTTGAAGAAGTCTTCTTTAAGGCGTTGAGCATTTTCAGGTGAGAATATATCGTATTCAGCCTTATTAGCTTTGATCGCTAAGAAACTAATTATAGACTGGATGACCTCAGTGCCTCCTTCTACGCCTGCAGTTATGCCTACACCTTTCGCCACCGTAGCGATAGTTTCCATGACGGTTTTAGGGTTCTTGTGTGCAACTTTGAGTAGCTGTTTTAATCCAGCTGCAACACCAACTACATCTACAGCAGCGCCGGGGATGCCTGCAAGTAGAGCTGTTGCTCCAGCTGTCTCGGGAGCAATGCCTTCCCTGATCTGATCTTTATAATACTCGCCAACCATCAACGGGTAATTGGTTGTAGCGGCTCCAATTAGCGCACCTTTTTTTCGCGCATCGCTTTTTAAAGCTGAAGCGAGTGCTTTCTTTGCTTCAGGGTTTAAATTATTTAGGGTTTTCTTTAAGTCGAAATCTTTATCTGCTTTAAACCCTTTACGTATTTCAGCTTGGTATTTTTTAGGTACTTTATTTATTACCTTATCGACAGTTTTCCATGCCGCATTAAGATACTTAGCCCCTTTAAGCGAAGCCCCTATAGCCCCTCCCGCAACCATAGGTATCATGTTGGGAATATTTTCTAGGATGCTCTCATATATAAACGTAACCGCTTTCGAAAGGTCATCAACATCATCTACAGACTCAATCTCTGTTGGGTATTTCTTAGCGAGGGCTTCATGTTCTTCGCTAACTCCCTTACCCCACTCTGCTACAGATTCTAGTCCTGTAAATTCTCCTGCAGCTTCGACAGCTGAGCCTACATTAGATAGGGTATTCTCGACACCTCGTTTGAACGCCCGTTGCCCCGGTGAGTGAGGAGAGTTTTCTTTAGTAACGTTGTATCTATGGGGAGCCTCTATTGTAGCTAGCTCGGCCTCTATTTCTTCTAGCGACATTGCCGCTATATCTACATCAGCTCCAATAGCACCTTGTCGTTGAAACATCGTTAATTCTTCTGCGCGCCTTTTTTTTAATCCTTCATTTGGTTGTAGGTTTCCTTTCTTGTCCCTAACATTTATATATTCTGGAATTTTCGCTACTATTTGTTCGATAGACCGCGTACCATTTTCGGTCAATTCTTTCAGGGACTCCGACCCTAAATTAAAAGTAAACGAGGTTAAGGCATCAACTTGTTCAGTAGTGAAGGGGACCCCTTTAGTTCCGCCAGAGCGTCGTATTTTATCTTGTAACGTAGCTATTTCTGTATCGAGCTCCGCGTCTGCTTGCACTTCTGTCTTTGTATCATTAGGTCCCTTGGCGCGCGTTCCGTACCCTACGCTCCACTGTTTATTATCCCAATAGGGCTTGGCTCTAAAACCTTCGTGGCGTTTTATAAAAGCCTTGATTTTCTCTGGGGCCTCCGCAGGTTCAATCTCCCCATAAGTCGCAAGCTCTTTGTTTATGTCCTCTAAGGACATGCCACTTACATCTCTCATTTTTTAGCCTTATCGAGCTGTTGCTCGGTTACTTTTTTCAAACGGCTTACTACGTCCTGTTTTTCTTGCTGTTTTAGCGCTTCAGCTTTTTTTTCTTGTACTAATAATAAGGCTTTCTTTCGCTGCAGAGCCTCAAGACGTGCTGGAGTCGGTGGGGGTACGGGTGTAGTAGGTGACGCACTTTGCTCTATTGGAGTGGTACTATTTATATTGGTGACATTAGTTTTTAGCCAATCTCTCGTAGCTGGAGGGAGCTCTGAAAGGTCTACAGAATCGCCTTTAGTCCCATCATTACCTATAAGTTCTAGGGTAGTTCCGTCTAGGCTTAGTATTTGGTCTAGAACTCCTGCGTCCAGCGCAAACTGCTCATTGTTAAACAAGTTTGCTATATGTCCTATAAGCGGAACTCTAGTCTCCGTCGAAGTCCATTTATCAATAAGCTCCCACCATCTGAGATTAAACTTACCCTCTAAGGCTTCTTTAACGCCTTTTGCTTGCTCGCCTTTCAAATCGTTTAGCTTCATTTTTAATAAGCTACGTACATTAGGATCCGTCGCGTATTTTAACTCGTTATTAATAGCCCCTATCATGGACGCTGCCTGTCCTGTACGAGCTGCGCCCTTCCCTTTGGGGATCCAGCCTTCTTTTATTGATTTGAGTACTTCCGAGGAAACGGGTATACCCTTTGCTGTAGCTACTGCCTGCTTATACGCTGCTACTTTGTCTGCTTTGTCTTTCACCGGTTGTTGTACGACATTTTTGAACTCCGCTTGTCGCTGACTATCATATACACCTGTGTTAGCATAAGCGTTTTGTTGTAGTGCATAAGCTAAACCCGGAGCGTACGGGTTAGGGCCGTCCTTTCCGTCGAAGCGTTGCATGTATCGCATTGCTGCTGTGTCAGTCGAGGTATTCCCACTTAAAGCTTGTAGGTCGTTTACTCGAGAAGCTGTATCACGCATACTCGTTAGTCTTTCTGCATCTTCCACACTTATTAAATCAAGAGGGTCATCAGGTGCGGACGTAGCGTTCTTGGTTAGGGGTACGGCTCTAGTTCCGGGGATATACTCCCGTGCACCGTCGGGCAGCTAATCGGCTAACCCATTCATAACGTTTTCTGTAGTAGTGTTCTCCCGGAGGTTCATCTCCATATTCACAGCCCCGTTAGGGTATTTTGGGTTGCCCTCACTATCTACTATATGTGCTAGCTGTTTAGGGTCATAGAACTTAAACCCTTTATAGGGGTTCTTCGAATCAAACGCGCTCATATCACGATTCTCATGCCCCGCTACATATTTCATATAGCTTGGATTATTACCTAGCTGCTGATTTATCGCCCTTATATAACCCTGACTTTGCGTGGCTGCTGCTATAGCATCGGCTTGACTCATAGGAGTTTCTGAGCCTGCCTGAATTCTAAGCGCCTCATTCGCCACCCAATTGGACAGTCCGCCTACTGATTTACGGTTTAGTTCGTTACGAGTAGCTTCGTTAGTAAGCCCTTCAGCATCAGCTCTTCGTAAGTTATACAACATCTCTTCTCGAGAAGTATTCGGGTTGCCTACTAGCTGTCTACCTTGTAGAAAAGTCATCTATATATCCTCGTTAACTGTTCATATAAGCGCCGATACCTGTCCCTATTAATTGGGCTCCTGCGCTCCATAAACTGGCTGATTGTTGTGCGGCGGCTTGGGCCTGTTGTACGGCTTGGGCATTCTCGATTCCTGTAGCTGTTGCTCCTGCCTGCTGTGATATCCCTAAGATTCCACGGCCTAACCCTATCTTCTGCTTCAATAGATTCTGATTGCGCTCTTTGAGCCCCAACCTAGTCTGGTTAAAGTTCTGAGCTTGTCCAACTGCTGTCCCTAGCCCTTGTGCTTTATTCATGGCAGTAGTTTGTTGGGCGGATAGATTCACTCCGTACCTTCCTCTATTACGCGCATTAGCTGCGGCAACATCTGCGGCACTTTGCGCGGTATCTCCTGCTATGTTATCTAACGCACTAGTATCTGCTATTGTGTTATCTATCTCAGTTGTGTAATTCTGGGTGTCTTGCATCATGCGATCCCAGTCAGCTCTATATAAAGAAGTGCTCACCACAGCCACCCTTGATTTTTGGGTACTACGGGGGAACTGGTAATGCCTCTGTTAATGTTGTAGTCGATGTCCGTTCCATTTCGCCTATTAGCCCAATCCCTATTCTTCTTAATCTGCCAACCTTGGTAGGCAGAGCCTAGTCCAGTCATGGCTGAGTCCATCTGAGCATCGCGCAGGCTGTTATTTATATTAGCTTTCTGTATCATCATCTGGTTATTGGCTGTGGCTTGAGCACCAAACGATTGTTGGCTGTCCTTCATGAATCCTAGCCCTAAATTAGCGGCATCAGTTATCCCTGCGGCTCGGTTTGTGTCCGCACTTAATTGAGCTTGGTTTCTAGCCCCGGCTAATGCACTTCCTTGATTTGTAGATCTATGAGCACCTCCGTACGCGGATGGCGGTACTTGGTTGTTATACATCTGCTGATAGAAGTCATTATTAGCCGCGTTTACATATTGCGCGCTATCATCACGTAGCACATCTTTGAAATATTGATCTTCTGCGGAGCGATAAACATCATCATATAGTCCTCGCCCTTCCCCCTCTATAGCGCGTAATGCGCTTGGGTTCGTAGCATCATCTGCTGTTTGATACACTAGATACCTCCATAACTAACAGTACGTTTCGGGCGTAGTCTATTTTGTATAGACCGATTTGCAGCGCGCTCCAACTCCTGAGCGTACGACTGCATATATAGTGCGCCCATATTAGGATCGCTCCACGTCTTACCCCCCATGAGCAATAATTTCGCTAATGCTCCTGAGACAAGGGCATTATAGCTATCATTAAAAACCTGAGAGTCTATACGGCTAGCTGCGATAGTTGGGTATATCGCTACGCGTATACTCATCGCTTTAGCTGTAGTAGACGCTGGGGTCGGAGAGATTGTGAATGTGTCTGGCGTTAACTGGGTGTAGTAACTAGGCGAGCCTCCAGTCGTACGCCACTCAGGATCTATTTCTTGCAGTTGAGCCTCTGTCTTAGGGATCAACGTATCTGTTAGATGCAAAATCGAAAGTACTTCTGCTACAGCGGTCTTACTAGGTACTTCCAGCTCGTAGGTAGAGGTATTCTTAATAACAGCGGCTGCGTCTAAATCGACCCGCCATGATTTTGAATCTTTGAAGAACTCCATCGCTGCTTCTTGGATCCGGCTTTCAATGAAGAAATCAGGACAGTCAGGTATTTCACCTTGGATCCTCGGGACTAACGTACTATATGCTGTATCTGCCATAAATTATCTCCTATACTACGGCTTCAGCAGCTGCTTCAGCGGTCTCTTTAAGCCCTAATGCCTGTGCAAATACACCGTACGCACTGATTGCTCGTTGAGCATTTCCTGCAAAATCTGCGTCTTTATTGAACGCTCGGTAAAGCATGTAATCGACTAACGCATTGGCGTATATATCGTCTAATCCTATGACCGCCGTTACTACTGATATCGTGGCGGGAGTAGATGAATAAACAAGCTCTATATGGTTAGCTCCTGCACTAGGAGGGTATACATAGAATTCTTTGGGGTTTCTCGGATCAAACATATAATATTTGACCGTCGCGCCAACAGCTGAGGAGTGCCATGTAGGTATCTGGGCATCCATTTGCTTTCGGCTAATGTGTTTGATTGTGGTTCCTGTCGCTGCACCTGCACTAGTAACATTACGTGTTATATCAACGAGGATTATGCCTGCGCTTGGTAGTGTTTGTTTTGTGCCAGCGGCTAATGCGTGTGTCGAACTAGAAGTGTTCGCATCGGGTTTTAGTAGTACGATCTCGCGCTGTCCGTCGTTCAGCCATCCTAGTAGTTCAGTAGATGTCCAACGAGTTCCTGCGGTATCTTGTAGCAAAGTCTGGGCTTTGCTGATCAGACTACTGCTTACAATTGTGCCCATACTATTACCTTATAAAAAGTGCCCCTCCCGAAGGAGAGGCGGGTTTCCTACAAGCAACTTCCCCACCCGGAAGCTGCTATGGTAGAACGGGTATTACTCAGACAAATCAACAGTGATTACACCGTGATCTACTAGAGTGGCTACAGTAGCAGCACCAGTTTTCTTCTCGAAAACTGCTTTCTTCATACCGAAGATCTTAGATACTGAGATACCAGATTGGTTTTGGTAATCGTAGGTATCTTCGACCCACTCAGGAGTACCGATGTCAGCCATCGCCATTGCTTGAGCTCCACAGAATAGTGCACGAGCTTTACCAGCTTTGCTGTATACGTGACGGTATTCGTGAACCATAACCCCATCAACTAAGTAACTTGCGCTACCTGCGAATAGAGGGTTAGTGCCACCACGAGCGCCTGCGTTACGAACGTTAGCTAAGAAGTTAGGATCCAGCTTCAATTCAGCCATAGCTTGTGGAGTTAGGAACATGTGGTACAACTCATTACCTGCTGAGCCTTTAACGCCGCGTAGGTTAGTGTCTCTAGCTGCTGCACGAAGTTCAACGATCATTTCGTATGACGCTTTACCAGTACCTGCTGTTAGAGGAGTTGCTGCTGCTGCTACGGTAGCAAATGTGCCTGCCGCTAATGCGCCTGCTGAACTCCAAGAGTAAGCCCGAGTTGGTTGAGTTACATCAGCCGCGAAGTCTAGGTTGATTAGTGTAGAACCAGTCCGTGCAGTACCATCAGTGTTTTGCGAATACGCTACACCAGATAGTGACAAGAATGCCAATTGGTCAATACGATCAGCTAACCAGTACGCTAGTACGTCACGAGATGCTTCACGGAAATTAACAATTGATTTCTGATCAGCCATACGACCCGCTACTCTGTTAGCGTTACGTAGTTGGTCAATTTGAACAACCATCTCGTATGAATTGATGGATTCTTCATTACCCTCTAACTGGTTATCTCCTACTATGCCATCCCCGTCAAGGTCAGCTAGTAGTGTGATCACGGCACGAGTGCCTTTCTCACTTTTAGTTAGTGAATTAATAGTTTGGATTAGTGAGTTTGAACCTGCACCAGTGAATTCGTTGATGAACGAATGGTTACGCGCTAGTTTCCATAAGTCGCGACCCCATGTGGTTTTTTGTTCGTTTGTCAGCGCACTAAAATTAGTTGCGCCCGGTGATACTAGATCAGCATATGCCATTTTGTTTTGCTCCAATAAAAACGTAAGTTAAGTTTCGGTTACGACCCGATGTTCGTTAACTCTGTTTTTACCGAGGCTGATCCTCGTCACCTTTTACGCT